TTCACTGGGGTAACGATATGGAATGGTTTTATTGCAAAAGAAATAAGATCAGACAACCAAACAAAACCTTTTTCTACCAAGGAGCTAATTTTCTTTTCTGTCATTTGGACGGGTTAAACGCCCAACACAGAAAAATTTATGAGATTAAGGCTCCTACATTTCAAAGTCCTAAATATGTAGTTGATCACTGGCAAGATCTTCCAAAGCACTATTTATGGCAATGTGTTCATAACGGTTTAGTTTGGGCTAATTCCAAAACTCCAATGAATGGGAAAGCTCCTTTAAAAACTGTTGAGCTAGTTATTGTAATTGCTCCCAAACCCATAGTTTATGAAATCCCATTTGGTGAATTGTATGAAAAAATGGGGCTCAAATATTTAGATCGTGTAAACGCATTCTGGATGGATTGTGTTTACGACAAACTACCTCCTCCTGAGACGAAACGGGATATGAAGCTGGCATATCCTAGTGTCAATCAAGCCGAGTACCCAGAAGCCAGTTCTGATGAAATCACTAACGTCAAAATCCTCCATGATCTGAAAGGAAAAAAGAAGACTTTGGAAAGCTCTATTGAGCTTTACTCGAACCTCGTAAGAGGGTCCATCAAGAACTTCAATGGATTGAGCTTAGATGGAGAAATAATTGCCTCAAATAAAGACACCAAATCTGGAAATCGCTTACTCAAAACCTTTGAAATCAAGGAAACAGCCGATGAGTTCTGAACTTGCTATAGCCGAAACTAATGTTGTTGCTTTGCACTCCCCGATGGATCTGCCCAATGAGGCGTTTAAATCGGGTCTTCAGCAACGTGAAACCAACCGCCAATCACTTCTTCAGTGGGTTGCCAATAACCTCGTCGAAGGCGTTGATTACGGCATTATTAAAAACAAAAAATCACTCTGGAAGCCAGGAGCAGAGAAGATCTGCGGAATGCTTGGGATTCAGCGTGAATATCCCAATATGGAAAGATACCAGGATGCCGCTTCCGAAGGTAAATCTTTGGAAAACATCATCATCAAATGCGTTTTGATGAATGCTCAAGGTATCCATGTATCCGAAGGTCTTGGGGGTCGCACTTTACGCCAGGATGGCGGTGATCTCAACAAGTGTATCAAGATGGCCGCAAAGTCATCATTCATTGATGCAACTCTGAATCTTGTTGGCTTGTCTGAGATTTTTACTTTGGATTTGGAGGATATGTTCCCCGATGAAATCCAGAAAAATGGAGATGACAAAAGTCAGGCCCCCTCGAAGCCCCCTGAGAAAAAAGCAGAGTCAAAGCCTGCTTCCAAAAAGGTCAAAATCGAAGTTGATCCTACTCCTGAAGATAAGCTCAAAGCTTATATCGGAAGCATCAACGATGAGGAGTTTGCAGAACAAGCTCGAAAAATGACCCAGGAAATTACCGATCTGGATTCATTGAAAAAGCTCTGGCTTCAATTCCGTGATGCCCGTGATCAAGGGAATATCACCGAATCTGAATTTAAGCAAATCGATACGATTAAGGATCTCATGAAAGAAATCCTGAAATAGCACCCAAAGTGCAGTAGTCCAAATCTGGATCTCCTAATGTTCCTCATTTCCAAATTCTGGATAACGGTTCAGTGATGGTTTTCAACATTTTCCATTACACGGGTTCGCTTATCGCCTGAAGAACTGTGGCTACTGCACTTTCTCATAACAGATATCGATTAACTTTGACCGAAGAACAAGTGTTTGCACTGGATGATTTACTAGACAAATTTCTTAACGAAAAAGCCCAAACCGACCCCAAATGGTTTCATGGAATGGACATGGATAATTTAAGTGTTTCCCATGACAAACTAATGGCACTTATCCAACGGAGAATTGACCGAGGTGAAATCTAAACTTAAAGCGATTTTGAAGATGAATTTGAGCGATAGACAACGCCGAATTCTTATTGCTGAAGACGTTCTTGGAATCTACGGAGTTGACCATATATCAGCGATTACGGGTATTTCAATGAACCATGTCTATGCTGAATTGAAAGCCATGAAAGAGTCCCAGGTACGTAGTACGTACTTGGTACTAACTGAGAATGATATTAAACCTAAAGATCTTCATGTAGATAATACTGAAACAATAACTAAAACCAATGAAGATAATAAACCTCAATTAGGTATTAATACCAATGAAGATAATAATAATCATTATCTAGATATATATAATATATGCCCGAAAAAGAAGGATAAAAAACGAGGTGAGCAAGTTTTTAAGGGGCTCATCAAAAAAGGGTATTCCAAATCATTTCTTCTCCAATGCATAGAGAATTATCTCGACAGCAACGACAACGGGGAAGAATCCATTCGTGCCGATCCTGGCAAACGTGTTCGTGACAGAGATCCTAATCACATCAAAGCATTACCAGTGCTATTAGGTCCTAATGAATACTTTCTGGAATTTAAAAAATTAGAAGGTCCGAAAGAAAAATCCATCGAGCCTTTTATCGATGAGGATAACTCCATTTCTAATCTCTTGGTATGAGTGACTACGATCCTTTTGAAATTGTGCCATCTCAGCATCCAGACGATCAGGAAGCAGTGCAACGCAGAGAAATGCTAGAAGCCATAGAGAAAGTCCAAAACTTTCTTGAAGACTCAAATTACGTTCATTCCAAAAGTTTAGTCAATGCACTTGACGAAATTTATCACTACATCCAAGAAAACGACACAGATCTAGTTCATGGGATATAGCAAACTCAAAGATACCATCGTCACTTCAAAATCAGACGATGGAAAGTGGTTCCTGGACATGCTTAGTAAAAAAGCTTCGCCAGAAGCACAGGAACGAATCAAAAACGGCGTTAGAATCGACCAGGACCCATCTTTCTTTGAAACGAGTGAAGGACACAAGGTTGCCGTTTATACAGACAAAGACGGGAACACTACGGTTTTTGAAGAAGATCTCAAAACTCTCAGTGAAGATGTCAATCTTGCCAAATTCGATACCCAACTTCGTGAGTGCGGATTGGAAAAGTATTCAAGAGTTTCTTTTGAGTCAATCAACACTTACAAATTCCTCAAAAATAAATTCCCAAGAGACTTAGTTCCCATGTTTGAGGAACGCCCGATTGCCTATTTCTATGGAGGAACTGGAACGGGCAAAACAACCCTTGCGTGTGCCATCGGACGGGATTTCGCACGTAGGGGGCATTCCGTTGTTATCAGACGATGGACCAACTGGCTTACCCAATTTCGTGAAGTCTATGACGATTCTTCAGAAATGGTCATTACAGACCACATGAAAAAGGCTCAGAACGCTTACATTTTAATTCTTGATGAGATTGGTACAGACAAGAAAAACAATGCCACTGAGTTTGAAATAGAACAGCTTTCCAGGATCGTTTCAGACCGCTACGGAAATGGGAAACCAATGATACTCACTTCAAACATAAACACAGATAAACTCGAAAGGATTTATGGGGCGCAAATCACAAGCAGAATCACGGACACAACGAAAAGCATCGTCCAACGGTTTGACGGAGAAACTGACTATCGAAAAAACAGAAGAGCCGCCCTCATCCAACCCGCACTGGAAACTTTTTAAGGAGGATCATGGAATCGTTGCAGATGGAATCATCCGAGTCTACAGACTCAAAGTTGAAAACGGGTATCTATACCTTTCGGGGCTCTTTACTCAACGAACCGAAGGAGATAAGGACTACCGTGCATTGGGGCACTTTTCCGTTTCATACGTTCCATCTGCGTAGGGAGTTCGACAATTTGGCCTGTCTCACTATTTGGGACAAGCCCATACCAAAGCCTAGAGAAACCCAAAGGGATCGATGGGCGAAAAGACCTTGCGTACTAAGGTTCCGTTTTTTCAGGGATATTGTGCGCTCGGCAATGGAGCATTTTGAATTTGTTCCATCTGAAGAACTTGGGTTGGTGTTCTATATGAAGATGCCCAAGCTGTCCAAGATCAAGCAAGCTGAGAGGATTCATAAGCCTCATCAAGTACGTCCTGATCTGGACAATCTAGAAAAAGCCACTCTCGATGCATTATACGCAGAAGATGCAGTGGTTTATCTGAAAACGGCTCTGAAGATTTGGAGCCTTGAACCTCGAATCGAAATCTGGAATCTAAAATGAATTTAGCATGTATCAGTGGAAACTTTGGGTTCGATCCCGAATTCAAAATGAGCAAAAACGGAACTCCCATCTGCACGGGGAGCTTATGTGTCAAAAACCGTAGTCGGAAGAAAACCAACTACATCGACATCACCGCATTCAACAAAACCGCAGAGTTGATGCGTGACCATTGTAAAAAGGGTTCATTCCTTCTTATCGAAGATGGTGAACTAGACATGGATGAATGGGTTGATGATCAAACAGGCAAAAAGAAACGGAAGATCAAAGTCATTGTCAACCGCATGGACTTTGGACCTAAAGCCCAGGACAAAGCAGAAGGTGGTCAGGATGCAGATGGATTCTGATAGAATGCCTTATGAAGTTGAAGTCCATTTTTGGCGAGAAAAAATCAGGGGGCATGGCATTATTTCTAAAAAAGAACATTTTACATTTTCTTCTTTAGATCATGAAAGATGCTTTTGGTCAGGTTTTTTGTATGCCACAGAAAAGTGGGATTCTTTTGAAAATATCAAAGGTTCCAAAGTTTTTTCAGATGGGACTAATGGAAGTTACATGCATTTAAAGGCTGATGAATGGATGATATAGCTGAAGGTATAGAGCTTCGAGAAGAGGCATTGGACCTCCTTGAAGAAAAACGCCATGAATGGATCGCAGAAGCACGTAGATATGCGTTTAATCTGCTCTCCAGGCGTGGCATTAACAATCCAAATCCTGTCATAACGTCTGATGATTTATGGGCGTTATGTCCTCCTCCGAGTGAAATCAATCCTAAAGTAATGGGAGCAGTCTTTCGGAAGAATGCTGGATTCAAACCTCTAGGGTACGTTCCGTCAAAGCGGAAACAAGCCCATGCAAGGCCTATTCGTGAGTGGACGTTTGCTTGACCTTGTTATGAGGGTCATCAAACGAGAAGGTGACGAATGGAAATGCTCTGAGTGTGGATGCAAGATCCAGCGAGGGGAAGAGACTCTATGCGACTGCACCGATCCAGACGGGTCGGAGCGGTTGCAGGAGTTATACAACATAGACTCTAATCTGAATTAACATGGAAGAATCACAACATACGTTTCAAGAAACACATGTAACGCCTGAAATGGCATCCATGTGGCTTGAAAATAACAATGTAGGCAATCGGCCTCCTAAACCATCAGTATGGAAACATTATTCACGTATGATGCGTGAAGGAACTTGGGGAGGCACTAATATCGTTATTTTCGATAAAAATCAAAACCTCCTGGACGGGCAACATCGCCTTAAAGCAGTTGCAGATTGTGGTATACCTCAAGCATTCCAAATTATCCGAGGTGCTGACAGCATAGCTCGTAATTATTTGGATACGGGTCGCTCAAGATCTGCATCAGACTCTATATCCATGTCTGGTGCAACAAAAAATCAGTCTGCTATATCAGCAGGATTGGTTCTTCATCATCATTGGATGGAAGGTGCTTTTACTTTTGATGTATGTGCTGGTCATTCTAATCTTGGGATGAAAAAATTACATGCCAGTGAACGGAATGCTTTAGTTCAAAGGCTTTTTGAAAAAGACCCTGAAGCATGTGATTTAATATCTCAAAAAGCTCTTAGAATGAGATCCAAATTTCCTGTTATCAACATAAGTGCGCTTTTTGCTTTTTTATATCGTGCTAAACAAAAACAAATGTTTGAAGAAGCATTGTATTTTGTAGAATCAGCCGTAGCAGGAGATGGTTTGCCTGAACTTGATTCAAGAAGACTGATGGTTCAAAGCTTGATGAAAATCAGTGTTTCAAAGCTAAAAAACAGGAAAGGTCCGTTGATCCTTGCTTTGCTAGTAAATTTTTATAATAAAAGAAATACTGAAGTCAGATACACACTGACAAAATTTAAGCAATGCCCAGATCTTCTTAACTTTAAGATCTAATTATTCGGTAAGGCCAGGATAATACTTGGCCTTGCCTTTCTTATCCTTAACCATCCTAAGAACTTCCTTCCTGTTATCTCCTACCGAACTGTAACTCACATGAACCCAACCTGAGTTGGGCCCTTCTGGTTCCCCAGTTATTTTAGAGACTTTATCAGGATTATAATTTTCTAGGATTAGCTGATCAAAGTTCAAATTGTCTCGAATCCATTCTGCCAATTGTAGGTTACTAACCTGTTCGCTGTAGATTTCGATATCTGCGGCACTTTTGGTTCCTTGACAGCAATGTGCTGAATTCGATGATCCGTTGACCAGATCATTTAACGGCTTTGACCTAAAACAGCTATTGACTTTGGTGGGACCGAATTGGTCTCTCACTGGCTGAAGCACAGCAAGGACCAATGCGGTTATACGGGCTACAGCGTTGGTATCAAGATGGTCTTCCTGATCAATTCCAGCGTGTAATGCGGTGGGGGAATAAACCAGTTCTTGTAAACTAAAGTTCTGACTTATTCTCATGGCAAGCCATTTATCCTTTGATAAGGTCCATGACGGATTTGTGACCGTGGCTGTTGTCACCATCCACAGCACCGTCAAGTGCTTCTCGTACTTCTTTAGGAAGTTTTTCAAGATGTGGTTCTAGGTGTTCAACGGCTAAAGACTGAGCTTTATCGGCTACGATGTCTTTGAGCATGTTAGCCACGAATGGCAGGACGAGATTGAGCATGTCTTCCTTTTTAGGGTTGAGGTTAAAAAAGTCATAAAGCCATTTAAGTAGTTGCAACTGGTTCCTTGTCGTTATGAGGTGGAATTTCGTGTTTTTCAGGTTCTTGAGCTAAGTCTCCTCCTGATTCAAAATAGAATTTTGCTATTCCTGCAATAATAGGAATAAAAGCTCCAATAAGGATATTCAGAAGATCTTTTGAGGAAGATGGTAATTCAGCAGATGCACCCAACATAATATGGACTACATAAGCAAATATTCCTAAAGCACTTAGAGCAATAGCAAACCGAGCCGCAAAGCGAAGCACCTGGATCTTTTCATTAACTGTTGTAATTGGTCCTTTAGGTTTAGGAGGATCTGGAGTTTCCTTAACTGTCGTTGTTGTTTCTTTAGCCATTATCGTGTTTTAAATGATTCAACTACTCGTGTGTTATTTTCAATTACTGTTGATAGTTTACTAATCGAATCAATCATTGATTTGTTAAAATCACGTTGTAGTTCTAAGACCTGCCTTTCGTTTTCGCTTCGGTCTTCTCTTGCTTCTTCACGTTCTTTTCTACTTTCATCAAACTGGTACTTAATAAACCACATCAGAATAACGCTGATAGCTACTGGAATACCAACCTGATTTAGTAAATCTAATACAGTATTTACTTCCATGAGATCGGGGTGTGTTGTTCCATAAGTGTAAACATGATCAGCAGGATTCATGGTTTAGGGTACTTATCTTTCACGCTTTTAATGCGAGCTTTCCACCCATCTATATCATGGTAAATCTGGTCTAATTGTTCACCTATCCCGATGGCATTATATTCTTCTAATCTTTTCCTTTGGTACTCGTTATCAGCATACTGCTTTTCAAGCTCTGCAATTTTGTCGTTTATCTGCTTATCAGTTGGTCTTGTAACAATTCCTTTATGAACTGAATTAACAATCACATATTTAGTTTGCATCCTTTCAGAATTAGGAATTTTATTTCCTTCAGAATCTACTTTAGCCCAATCATACCAATTAGGGGTTTCTGGATAAAAACTCCATAAGGCTTTCTCAATAGTTTTTATCATCAAGTGTCTCCCAATCTAACAAATGTAAATGTGGTTTGGTTTGAATTGGTATCGCCTATTGTAGCAAAACTGCTTGAAGCTGCAGCCCTTACAAATTTTACTTTTATATTTGTAGTATTATCGACATCAATTTGTGCAACGCAATGAGTGCTTCCATATTTTGACGTGTTACTGACTGAGCAATATTTTTCTGCTTGGTTTGCATAGTCTGCATTGTTTTCAGTAATTTGTATATGAACACCCCCATAATCTTGTCCACCACTATTACTGATATAATGTGCTGAACTTGTGACTAAATAAACACCAGTTTGAGGAAAAGTAAAAATACCAGAACTTTCTGTCATTCCTGTCCCTATTTGTGCAAACCATCCATCATCTACTCTTTCTAAATTGCTACTGATTGCCCCATTAGCGTGCGTAAGTGTTGCGGTAATCCGCCATTGATCTGCCATTTTAATACCTGCAAAGCCAGACGCATTACTTCCTAACGTAATCGTAGGATTATTTTGATTAACTGTGATCTGACCATCTGATGCTATTGTAATCGCATTATTAGCATTAGCTTGGTCTTTTATATTAGTAATCTGAAGATTGCTAGGCATGATTTATTCTGGTTTAGGAAATTTCTCTTTTACTATTTTCCGCTTTGCTTGCAATGCTGTTAAATCATCATCCAAAATTGCGTGAATACACTCTTGAATAGATGGGTATTCTTGTTGCCTTAGTATTTTATACCCGTCTGCAGATTTTTTTAAATAATCTTGTTCAATCTTAAAATGTTCTTCTGGTGGTACTGTCTTAATTTCTAAATCTGATACATCAATTGAAGAATTATTTTGTATTATTGTTTCATCATTAGGAATAATACCTGAGTATGATTCCAGAATTTGTCCAGTTGATTTTTGTATTACAATCTTAGTCATGACATTGTGCCTATAAAATAAACTACATAAGTTAGATTGTGCGTTGAGCTTGGTAAACCCGATTTTGTATTAGCAATTGTAAATCCATCTGAATCAAAACTCTGAATTGCAAATTTTTGCATATTAGCATCAACGCCTGAAGTAGCATCAGAAGTTGATGCAAAGTAATTACTTAAAGTAAAATTTGAGGAATCAGCAAAAAATTGTGAGCATTGCTGAGTTAATGTTCCACCAACATCTCTGCAATACCCAAAAGACCTAAACCGATCATTTCCTATATAATTCACCCATGCTTCAATAAGATTAGGTTTAAAACCGATTCCTGTTATAGCAATAGTGCCTGAAGCTATACCTTGATCAAATTGGTAACTACCCATCTTTACTTTAGTTGGAAAAACAACTGAAGAATCTAAAGTCCCTGCATTAATAGTCCCATTAGCAATAGTCGCAGAACCATCACTCGCAAGCACCAGATTGTTACTGCCAGAACTTGGGTGCTTTATATTCGTTAATTTAAGTTCAGAACTCATGATGGCTTATGCTAGTGCTGTTATCCCAATTCTTGGTATGTGAAATTGATTTGTACCTCCACCATCCCAATGTTGCGTTGTATGTAATTGCATTTCGTAACTGGATGAATACTCTCTAAATGTCATCTTTAATGTTTTCGCAGAAGTCCAAGAAGCCACCCTACCTGTGTTAGTGTTCGCAGACCCCCCTATATTGATTCCCCATCTAAAATTATAAATTCCTGCTAAATTATTAGTTTCCCAAGATGAAATTTCGGATCTTGCATAAGTTGCCTCATCAGAATCTATGAAAAAACTAAAATGACCGATAACAGAGGCATCAGAAAAAGAGGCTTGAAAATCAAAATTATAAATTACAGTTTGTGTGCCTGTGGGTGGTGTATAAGAAATTGTAGAACCAGTAATATCTGCATGAGATGTTGTTCCTTCTTGTGCCGTTGAAACATTTCCAACAGTATAAGTACCACTTTGAACTGTAATTGCAGAACCATCACAAGGTGACATAAACTGCTCAATTACTGACCCTTTTGGTACGTTAGCACCCCAACTCCATACAGATCCAGAGTCACTAGCTAACTGTCTAGTGCCAGTTTTGTCCTTTATTGAATCAACGTATAATCCTGTCATACGATCACCAAAGTGCCTTCCACAACTAAAGTTCCATCAATTTGGATTGGTCCTGCCATGACTACGTTTTCATCTGCCGAAATTGTAACAGTTCCCTTAATATTCTTAGGGTTTCTTAAAACACCTGTGAGCGTAGAACTAACGTGCCCTGTAATACCATTCTCATCTGTTTTAACAGATGTAAGATCACCTTGAGTAAGTGAGCCAGCACCTTGTCTTTTCATGCGTTCTCCAGAATTGAAATAATGATATCTGCTTTAGTGTCTACACTGCATCTTGCGTGAAGTTTTGTAGTGTCAGAATCAATAACAATTTTACCATCGACTAACTCAACATTTCCTCCAACTGGAATCGTAACGTCTTTAGCAATATAAGTTACTGTATTGCCAGAACTGTCGATAAAAGCCACATCCACTGTTACTGAAGCAGTATGTATGTTTGCTACGTTACACCCAATAAGGACATGACCTTTGTTTGATGTTAGCGCAGTTAAAGTACCTACTAATGTATCTGCCGTATCGTGAGCAGAAAAAGCAGTATTTTTGAGGTTTCTTTTTTTATTTACAAATTTAGCCATAGGTCATCCGAGTGCGATACTGAACACAATTGAGTTTGATAAAGCATTTGCTTCTGTTGTTGTATCTTGAGTGTCTACATAACTTTTATTAGAAGCATGATTAGCATTTGTAGGATTACCAGATAACGTCAATGCTCCTGTCATGGTATCTCCAACTTTAGAAACCTTTGCGACTACGTTAGTAATATCAGTTGCAACGGTATTAACATTTGCAATGTTGGTTGCAACAGTTGCCACATTTCCTGTTGTGGCATAGTGCTTTGCTGAATAATCACTGGTGTTTCCTACTGTTGCTCCAGTTTTAGTAGCCCAATCTTTTGCAGATCCAGCCGCACTATCTAGTCCTGTTCCACCAAGAGCATAGGCTTTTGCAGAATAATCTGTAGTTGTTGATCCAACGACTTGACCATCTGTTTTGGTAGACCATGCAATAGCTTCAGTAAGTCCTCCAGATGCAGATGCAACGTCTAAAACCAAAGTCCATTTTGCACTGTCGCTTGCTAAAAGATTTGCTCCTGAAGACGTATGTTCAGCAATACAGATGTAAATGTTGTCTTTAGTTGAAGAACTGGTATCGCTGTTTTGTTTGACAAGATCTCTGGCAACATAAACTGTACTTGCCGCCCAATTTCCTTTAAATGTTCCTATTTCTTGTGTTACCTGGACATTCCCTTGAGCATCAAAAGAAATAAGTTTATTGGCTCTTGTTGTTGCGGCCGCAGTAATTTCTGTAACTGTTGATGTTATTCCAGTAGCGGTGTCACCAAATTTAATAGCACGATCAATTTTTCCAGTAGACTGCTGGGCTTGCATCGTTGATCGGTCAAACGATGTTTCCAAAGTCTCAGCATCTAACGCAGTATTATTTTGATAATCGGAAGGTTGGGTGTAAGGTACGCTTCTGACTAAAACCACGTTTGCAGTACACGAAACAGGAAAATTTCCTGATGTAAAAGTTACAGTTGCGTTACTTGTTGTCCCTGCGTTTCCTACTGTGTAATGCGTTGTCAGGGTTTTTAGAGTACCACCGACATAAACAAGAAGGTCACTGTTTGCAAGGATTCTAAAGTTGCATTGGAAAGGACCAGCAGATCCATTTCCATTCAGTTCGGTTCTGACTGATGTTGTAGATAACGTCATTTAAAGCCTCCACCAGTTTCAATAAAATCTGTAGGTCTACCAAGTGGGTTAATAAACGGCAGTCCTACATCGATATATTCCTGATCCCGTTCAAATCGATACCAATTTTCTAAACGTCTTAGTGATCCTGGCATCATTGATTCCATAACTTGCCAGTTAAGAAAATGGTTATAGGCAAACTCGGTGTAGAATAAATTTGCATAAGGAGTATTTGCTTTGATTGCTTTCCAGCCTTGCCATCCAAGTTCACCGTCTTCCATCATGTCGGCAAACAAAGTCACAAAATCTTTACCCATTCCATATACTGGTCCTGCAATCTCTTCATCGAGTTTACCATAGTAATTTCCGTATTCTGCCGCTAAAGCATCACCCATAAATCCTAGAACTCCTGATTGTCTTAATGCATTCCAGTATGTTTCAGGCTTATTAAGTGGTTGTGGCGTTAGTCCTTTTGCAAGATCTTTAAGGCTCATTGCGGCATATCCCATTCCCATTGCACCAACGGAATGATACATAACACCAGGAACTCCCATTTCGTACATTCGAGGAAATAAATTGGTCATCATTGCAACCTGATAAGATCTGAATTGCCAGAATGCTTGAGCGGCCGCACCAGGAACCGTTCCTCTTTGGAACGTCCTCATCATAATCGCCCGTTCATTGGCTCCAATTTCAGGAACGCCAATACGGGATTCATTGACAAAAAACAAAGAAAGTTTGTCTGCAAGACGAGATTCAGTAGCTCCTGCCTGTTTTAAAACCCAATCCGAAGTAATAAAAGATTCATCAGGGAAGTTGGTTCCTTTCATTGATGGTTCGTTCTTAACCAAGTCTGATATTTTAAAAGAACCAATTTGTTGCAATTTATTCCAATCAGTTTCATCAATTCCGTATTGCACCAAAACTCTTTTAAAATCTTTACCAGCTTTTGATGCATCTAATTTTGCCCAACTTGTTTTTAAGTTTTTTGCAAAATGCATCGAGGCCATTTTAGAAAAACCTTCTCTGGCCCAATCCGTCCAGGCATTCAGTCCATTTATGTGGAAAAAGTTGTCAACGGCTTTTGACATTATTCCTGGGATTGCATCATCGATGGTAAACCTGGATGCGGCTGATCCAAGGATGGTGTCTGCACCAACCCCAAGCATTCGGTAGATATATTTTCTTTCTGCATCACTGACATTGGTTGCAACATTTGTAAGAACTTTAGTGTAAGAATCCCAAACATTGACTCCCATGTGGTTCAATGACATTGCCGCAGTTGCAACATCTGTTACTGAAGAAAGTGTTGCTTTTCCTAGTTTAGAAAGAATGTTAAGTCCTGAAATAGTATTAAT